GGATTAATACTTTTAGTGTTACAGTTAGCTCTAATGTACTTAGACCGCTTCGTATGCGCTTTTCTACCTTGGATGGACTTAATACCTGTCTCAACTAACTTACTACCTTTAAAACAGCTTGTAAATAGTATTATTAGAGTGAGCGTAGGGATTATAATTTATTTGATAGTATGTTAAACGGATTTAGAAACAGACATAAGACTCAAAGCAAGTCAACGCCAGTACTTATATTACAGTTATTCCTATTAAATCAGGGTTACGGATATGTAAGCAGAGAAGAACTATTAAACTAAAGACATGAGTAAGTATTCAGAAGATATTAAAAGAAAGGACAGAGTAATACAAAACTGTCAAGATATTAAAAGCGTACTAGCAGACCTAGTAAGCGAAAAACTAACAATAGAAGAAGCTAAAACTATGTTGTTCCTTGCGTTCATGGAAGAGAGAGCAGAAGGATATAGGAACGGCTTTAGTAAACAGAAACAAATAAAAAGATAATGGCAAAACCTAAGTACATAAAGACACCTGAAAAACTATGTGAGCTGTTTGAAGGGTACAAGAAAGAAACAGATTCTAAACCTATACTTGTGCATGACTTTGTAGGTAAAGATGGAAGCTCAGTACATAGAGAGAAACAAAGACCTTATTCCATGGCTGGTTTCGAGGTTTACTGCTTTAAGAAAGGGTTAACTGTTGAACATTATTTTAGGAATACTAATGATTCTTACGGTGACTATTGCGGTATCTGTTCGTATATTAAGATGGAAATCAGGCAAAACCAAATAGAAGGCGGTATGTGTGGAATCTACAACGCAAGCATTACACAACGTTTAAACGGCTTAACAGACAAGCAAGAAGTTAAAGTTGAAGATAAGGTAACAGAGATTACAGTGAACGTAGTAAAGAATAAAAAAAAGTAGGTCTCCACCGTGTGTAACAAGTAGACTCAATCACTGATAATCAACATTTTACAATTTGGCTAATTTAGATATAAGCGTAACAAGTAACTACGAATTTATAGAGGACAACATCTACGATAATAGAGGTGTTGTCCTTGTTGGTGGTACACGTTCCAGTAAAACGATTAGTGCTATTCAATGGATTATAGTCTACTGCTTAAAGAATACAGGTAAAGAGATTGTAATATGTAGAGATACATTGGTCAATCTTAAAAGAACAACTCTAAAAGACTTTATTGCTCTGTGTTATGGATTAGGTGACTTCCCACCGTTAGCACCTCACGTAAAGATTAACAAGTCAGATAACACCGCTATTCTTAACGGTAACAATATTTCATTTATAGGGTTGATAGATGACCCGATGAGGGTTTACGGATTACGTAACGACTTATTCTACATTAACGAGGCTGTAAGTACATACGTTCACACATTCAGGCAATTAAACCAACGTTGTGAAGATGGATTCATATTAGACTGCAACCCTAGTGCCCCTGATAGTTGGGTATATAAACTAGAGCAAAGGGATGATGTAAAGGTTTACAGGAGTACATACGAAGATAATCCGTTCTTACCTGATTCGATTGTTAAGGAGATTAAAGCATACGAGCCAACACCTGAAAACATAGAAGCAGGAACAGCCGACGAAAGGATGTGGAGTATCTACGGTAAAGGGTTAGTGTTTAAAGGTAAAGAAATCATATTCCAAAAGTGGAGTACTTATGTAGACGAGGACTTGGACGGTTATGACAATGTGTTCTACGGTGTTGACTGGGGAATTAATCACCCTTTAGCCTGTACTAGGGTAACAGTAAACGGTAACAACCTGTATCTAAGAGAGGTTGTGTATGAGTCTAACATAATGGATTTAGAAGTCGGTTTAGTGCCTCAGCTTAAAGCAGACATGGAACTAATAGGAGAGGAGACCTATGTAGTATGTGATAGTGCTGAAAAGAAAAGTACTCATGTATTAGTAAAGAATAACATTGCAGCATTTAACGCAAAGAAACCTGCTGGAAGTGTACTTACTGGAATACGTAAGATGCAAAAGTTCAATATTTTCATACATAAAGACTCAGTTAACCTACAGAAAGAAGCTAACAACTACAAATGGAAGGTTGATAGTAAGACCGATGTTGTTTTAGATGTACCCGTAAAGGAGTGGGATGACGGTATGGACTCGGTTCGCTATGTAGTTTACACATATTTATAATCTTTTTTTGCTTTTTGTATTGTCAATCGAATAATTATATATATATTTGGATAAACAATTAAATAAATAGATATGAAATTAACATTAGAAACAGTAAAACCTTTATTGTAACCAACCAACAACCTAAACCGAAAGCCGTTCTTAATAGTTCGGCTTTTTTTAACGTCTAAACATTTTTGTTAAGATTTTAACGATATATTGCAAAATTATTGTATCTTTGTTGAAAATCTAACATTTATGTCTAACAGACTAGACGCTTTTAAATCTATTTTTACTGGAAAGTCGTATTTACCAAGTGCGCCAAATGTACCTAATATAGTGCGTTCTAACACTAGTATTGAGGTATTGAGAGACTTTTTCGGGTTTCAATCAAAAGGTAACGGTAGAGCATATCTAAGTGCATACGGTGATAATCCATTGCTTTACATGGTAGTTAATAAGATTGCTACAACATCTTCAAAGCTAGATATTGCACAAGTGGATGAGGAAGGTGAGAAGATTGAAGGTGATAGCGTTATAGTTGACTTATTAAGTGACCCGTTATTACGTCAGGAAATCGAGGAATCTTTTTTGCTTTGTGGTAATGCTTACGTACTTCATACGATGGGTTTCGGTGGGATGGGTAACGAGATAGAGGTATTAAAGGTTAAGTTGTTAGAGTTAGAATTAAACAAAAACGACGAACTAGTAAGATATAGATATACTTTACCAAGTGGAACTATTTACTATTACGAACCAGAGGAAGTATGTCATATCAAGATGTCAAACGTAGTAAATGTAAGCTCTACTTCAATTCTTCAAGGGTTAAGCCCTTTACAATCTGCGTGGACATTGATTCAATCAAGTAATGAGAAGTTTAGTGCTTCAGCTAGTATCTTTAAAAATAGAGGTATTATCGGTATCCTTACTAACAAGTCAGACGCACCAATGTTGCCAAAAGAACGTCAGAGATTACAAGACGAATTTGATGGTGAAGTAGGAGGTGCTGATAAGTTTAACAAGATTAAAATCAGTACGAGCGATTTAAGCTACATTCAAACAGGTATGAGTCCAAGCGATTTAAAATTGCTAGAAGGTGTAATGAACGATTTACGTTTAATCAGTGCTATTTACGGTATGCCTAGCGTATTATTCAATGATAACGATTCAAGTACTTATAACAACGTATCAGAAGCTAAAATAACAGCTTATAGTGACGTTTATGTTCCTTTGAATAACAATATACTATCTACACTTACAACGTTCTTAAATGAGCGTTTAGGGCTTGACGAGATTGTTGTGACTGACGTGACTACGATTGAGGAGTTAAAAGCTACAACTAATAGATTACTACAAACTATTAACTCTATGGATAGTAGGGTAGCGGCTGAGTTCTTGAAAGTTATGACGATTGACGAGCTTAGAAGCATTGGAGAGCTAGAAAGCATTAACAACGACGAATTAACAGCCACTTTAAATGGAAAAGAAACTAACAGCGAAGGAGCTACAGGAAATCAAGAAGAAGCACAAAGCGAAAACTAAGAGTGCTGACAACGGTAAAACGATAATTAAATGATTTGTAAAGAACTAAATAAAACTTTTGACTCTAATGAAGCTATGTTTAAAGCTTTAAAAGAGAATAAAGAAGACTTAATCAACATAAAGCGTTCAGAGATATTCAAATCTTGTGATAGAGGTTCAGGTATTCCTGTATTAGGTTTAGACCTTAAATCAGCAGACGATACTACTAAAGGATTGTTTTCTGATAAGAACTATTACTATGTAGTTGTTAATACTACAAACGTTTTAGATTCACATGGTGATGTTCACGTGAAAGGTATTTGGAATAAGACAGCTAAAGAGCAACAAGGAAAAAACTATTTAGTTACTGACCATAAGATGGAGTTGTCTAATGTTGTTGGTAAGAAAGGTGACATTGAAATGTTCGTAACAGAAATTCCTTTTAGTTCAGTTGGCAAAGGTTACGAGGGCAATACACAAGCATTGGTTTATAAGCTACATAAAGACAAAGCCTTAAACGGTGTTGGTAAAGAGTGGTTAGATAGTGGCGACGATATTGAAGCTAGTGTTAGGATGCAATACGTTAAGATTGATTTAGCTATGAACTCTAACGATAGAGAACACCAAGCAGAGTTAAAGAACTATAACGACAACTTAAACAACATTGCAAACAAAGCAGACTTCGAAGAGATTACTCATTTCTGGATAGTTTCAGAAGCGAAAAACATAGGAGAATCTTCATTAGTATTAGCTGGTTCAAACAGTTCTACTGGTACTATTGAAGCCAAAGATATACAGCCGTCGAATGACACTGTAGAGCCGTCTACGGACACTCAAGAAGAAAAGTCAGATAAAGTATCTGATATTAACTATTTTAATTTCATTTAATATGAAAACATTAAACCAATTTTTGGAGGTAAAAGGTATCTCTAAGGAAGATTTCGACGGAATGACAGCAGAAAAAAAAGCTGGAATTTACAACGAATTAAACACAAAGAACTCTGAAGCATTTGAAGCTTTGGAATCTAAAGGAAACGCAACAGCAGAAGAGATTGCTAAAATGAAAGAGATTTCAGAAGAAGCGTCTAAACAACTTTCTACACTAGTTCAAGCAGTAGAAAAGCAAGGTGTTGCAATTGCTAAAGGATTGAAAGCTACAGATGGTAAAGCTGATTTATCTCTTAAAGCTCAAATCAAAGAGCATAACGCAACATTGAAGTCTATTGCACAGAGAGAATCAAGAGCAGAAGTAGCATTAAAAGCAACGTCTGACACTTCTACTATCTCTCCTAACTGGAACTCACAAGTAGACCCTAATATCGGGCAATTAGACGTGCGTTCTTTAAACTTGTACAACTTATTCCCTAAAGTATCTTTAACAGGTAACAACCATAACCATACTTACAGATATTTTGATTGGGATGAGGCTACGTCTGTACGTGCTGCTGCAATGGTAGCTGAAGGTGCTGCTTTTCCTGAGTCTACTGCTGTATTCAAGCAATACACGATTGACGTTAAGAAAATCGGTGATTCTTTACCAGTAACAGAAGAGTTCTTTGAAGATGAAGCTATGTTTGCTTCTGAATTAGAGATGTTCTTAAGAGTAAACGTTGACATCTTAATTGATGGTCAGTTATTACTAGGTGATGGAACAGGTAACAACATTACAGGTTTAGATACTTACGCACCTGCTTATACTGCGGCTGCTTCAGGTATTACTGACGCTTCTATCTATGACTTAGTAGTTAAGGTTGACGAAGATATTACAGCTCTTACAGGTAATAAATACAACTCTAACTTCGTATTGATGAACATTGTTGACATCAACAGAATGAAGCTTAAGAAAGACGGTAATAACAACTACGTAATGCCTCCATTTGTGAGTCGTGATGGTGCTGTTGTTTCTGGAATCACAGTTGTTGAGAATAACGGTGTAGCTGCAAATTCAATGTACGTTGGTGATTCAAGATATGCACGTATTATCGAAATCGGTGGAATGACTATCGCTACAGGAGAGGTAAACAACCAATTCTTAGAAGATGTTATGACATTGAAAGTACGTAAGCGTTTACAGTTCCTTATTAAGAACTCTGATTTAACAGGATTCAGAAAAGTTGCTGATATTGACGCAGCATTAGTTACTTTAGCATCGTAATATGAGGGAGGTAGTTTTTATTAAAGACTATGCTTCTAAAAAAGAAGGTGAGACAATGAAGTTAGATGGCTTAATAGCGTCTAACCTCGTTTCTCGCAAGATTGCGAAGTATAAAGTAGCAGAAGAAAAGTCCGTTAAAGTAGCGGCAAAAAAGACAAGTAAAAAGAAATAAAGTTTATAAATGTCAGTAATTAGTACAAGTGATTTCGCCAATGCTCCGTATTTGATACCAATCAACACTGAGCAGGACACCGATTTACAGAACTTCATAACTAAAGAGCAGGAAGATAGACTTCTCGAGTTGTTTGGCGTGGAGTTATACGGCTTGTTTATCGCTGATTTAGTTGCAGAAGTTCCGACTTCAGCACGATTTATTAAAGTTTTTGATTCGTTTTATGACCAAACAGACGATATTTTGATAAAGTCTGATGGTATTAAAGAGATGTTAAAGGGTTTTGTTTACTACGCTTATTTACGTCAACGTGTGACTAGAGTAGATACAACTGGGATTAGTATGGTTTTGAGTGAAAACAATGAGCCAGTTTCAGCTATTTACCACGATATTACACGAAGATACAACGAAGCGGTTGAAACGTTTAAAGTTATTCAGTACTATATGTGTAACGTAGACGAGGCAACATACCCAGAGTTTAACGGAGTAGATAAACCATTTAATCATCCTTTTTAATGTCAAATTTGGTAAACATATTGAAGGATACGATCTCTTTAGTAGACCTTAACGTTAATGTTTTAAGCATTGTAGGTAATCGCATCTATGTTTGTAAGACGTTACATATTACAGTAACTAAAATAGTTAAGGACGAACTAGGGAATGAATTTAAAGTAACAGCGTTTTCGAATAACGATTGGATAGAGGTAGAACCGTATGGTCATAGCCTTAGTTTCACAGGTTCGATTGTTGTTGCTCCTTCTATTACCTTTTTGCATGGTTCACCAGCGAGTACTAATCAAGAATACGTACAAATCAGTCAGTCTACACTAGACAAAACACCTTTTATTTGGCTTTTAGAGCCTTATGACGAAGAGGACGGAGACAAAGACAGTGCGTTAGATTGCTCATTTAATGGACGTATGTTCTTTATGGATTGGGCGAATGAACCTAAATGGAAGAACGTAGAACACAATACTAATGTAATTGTGCCTATGGAGAACCTTAGAGACGCTTTAAAGTTAGCGATTGAGGGTAGTTATTCATTCAGAAGCAGTACGACGCTTAGAAGCAAGCCTAGAAGCCGTTTTGGTGTGGTTGTTTCAGACAAGGGAAGTACAAAGAAGATAATAAACGAAGATTTGAGCGGTATCGAGGTTAGTTTTGACTTAGACTTATTTGATACTGATATTTGTAAATGTTAATTAATAAAATTTAAAAGAAATGGCAACAGGAATTTGCTCATGCGCAAGCCCAACTTTTGGGAGTTTAGGAAGACCTAACTGCGTAATTGAAATGAGAACAATGGCGTTCCCTATTATCGTACCACGATACCAAGCGGATGGCGTAACAAGAAACAGCATTGACGTTACTTCTGGAACACTAGGAGCAGACGTGCAAGCGTTATTATTAGCGTCTTTAGATGCACAATCAAGATTCTACCCTTTCCCAAGAGTTGAAGAACCTACATTCGAGAGAACAGAAACAGTTTATGAAACTGCACCATCTCAAAGAAAGTATAAGATTCAAGGACAAGGTGGTATTTATACTTTAGCATTTAAAACATACGCAAAAGATGCAGTAGCTGCTATCCTTAAAGAAGCTGAGAAGTTTGGTTGTTCTGACTTCGATTTCTACTATGTAGATGTAGCTGGTAATTTATGGGGAGAGTTAGAAGGTAACAACCTTTACGGTTATATGGCTTCAGCAGAAACGTTTGACGCTTTCATGGAGTTCGCAACTGATACAACAGTACAGAAAATGATGGTTTCATGGGATTTAGATTCTGACGTAGCTCTATCTAGCTCTATGGCTTTAACACCAGAAGACTTAGGATATAAAGCAACTACTTTAGAGGCTAATATCGCAGCAGCACAATCTTTAACAGCAGCTTCCGCAACATCTATTGTTGACGTAGTTAGTACTGCTTTTGGTTCAGCAGCTACACCTGACTACTTAGAAGGGTTAGTTATTGGAGACTTCGCAGTTTACAACAACACTACAGCAGCGGCTATCGTTCCTGATTCTGTGACTGAGACTTCAGCAGGTAACTATACGATTGACGTAACTACAGCAGCACCGACTACAGGAGATGTAATTCAAGTGACAATTACTAAAGCTGGATATGACGTTGCAGTTAATACAGTTGTATCTCTATAATGAGAACTATTGAACACGCTAATGAGAAGTGGAACAAAGACTTTATTAAGTCGCTTAAAGAGGATGAATTTGTCACTAAGTTCGCTCATAAGTTTGACCACAACTCACTGCGTAAACTCTGGAAGCTCGCACACGGATTAACTAAACCTAACTACGAGGTTAAAGAGTCCAAGCCTAAGAGAAAGAGAACTAAGAAGTAAAAAGAAAGCCCTACCGTAATTGGTGGGGCTTTTTGTTTTAATCCACATATTTATTTGTTTTCTATTTTAATGTAATTAAGCTTATGTTCAGTAAATCTTACAAATGTAGTGATTTTGTCTTCTTCAAATTCTTTCTTAAGTTGTTCCTTTTCCTCGTCTGTTAACTTATTATCACTTGTCAGTATTCCTATAGGTTTTTCTTTTCCCATATCTTTTTTTCTTCAAATCTAAACATATTATTCTAATAATCAAAATAAAATCATTATCTTTGTAATGTAAGCACTACCGAACAAGGTAACTCTCACGCTTAAAAGACATTATAAAAGAGTAGCAATACTACAAGTTAAGGTTTAGACAGGTGAGAGTGTTTAGACCTTTTTTTGTGTGTTTATGTTTGACATAGACTGTTTATTGTTTCCCGTTCCTCAGTCATTAAACAAAAGCGAAAGACTCAATTACAACGGTTGTTTTATAAATCCTTGCTCTTCTACTCCGAAACAAGGTGCTGCAAACTCGAAAGAGATAATTAACAACTGAGACAAATAGCCTAATCGAAAGATTGAATTAATAAGAAAAGGTTGCAGAGTGAAGTGTGTAAGGTTGGGTAAAGGTCTATTAAGTTAGACTTCTATTGTGATAGTTACTATTGCAGTATTAAGGAGTTGGTATATTAAATTATTAAATAAACAAATAACAATGAAAAGTAAACAACAACAAATCGAAGAACTTAAGCAACAATTAACTGGTGACATGATTAAAGACATGGATATTAAAGACAAGATTCACAATTTAGAAATGGAAATTAAAGGAGTGAAGCCTGAAGATAGCCATTTTGATTGTATCGGTTGCGGCTCATAAATAAAAACTTGCGTATTAAATATATATTAGTAACTTTACACAAAAAACAGATAAATATGAAAGAAGAAAAAACACACGAAGAGAGAGTAGAAGAGTTATTAGTAGGCATCTACAACAACACGTACTCAACAAAGGTAAACTTACAGGTAGTCCTTTACGGGACATTAATAGCAGCTGGAATAATGGCTTTCCTTGCTACTGGATTAGTAACTTTAAATTAAATAGATATGATTGAATTAAATTTAGGAATTGGAAAAGGTGACGTTGACAAGTTTTATTTTAAGTCAAGTACCCAGCTTACAGACTTTATTATTGACATAAAAAACACAGGCTTTAAAAGTGTTGTTTGGCTTGTCAGTGATGGTGGCGAAAATGCAGAAATATTAGTGACAGAAGATTTAGAGAAAGTAGTTGTTGCTATTGCTCATGACCATTTTGACAATATTAACCTTACAGGTGGTGAGCTTTATTTGTTTGAGAATACCTCATATGATGATGCTTACGCAGTCGCTTATGATATGCGAGAGGGTAACTATTTACAAAACGGATAGGTATGAATGACAAGTTTAAAGAAATAGAAGGGTTTAATGGTAGGTATTTAATATCAAAGGATGCATTAGTGTATGACAGTAAATTAAACAGAGTGATTAAACCTCACTTAAGCGGTGTTCCTAGAAGGAATTATCATCAAGTAACGTTATACTTGGATGGTAAGAAGTTTACTAAAAGGGTTCATTCATTAATGGCTATGACTTTTTTAAATCACACCTATGGAGATAGAAAAATAGTTGTTGACCACATAGATAACAATCCTTTAAATAACACTTTAAAAAATCTACAAGTTATATCAATGAAGGAAAATAATACAAAAGATAAAAACAAATAAATAAACAAATATGACAGAAAACGAAGAATTCGTAATGAGGCTAAAAGAAGATTTAGTATCATTAAAAAAGGAAAAGAAGATTGTTAAAAAAGAAATTAAGAAGTCTTTACATCACTTAGAAATGACAAAGGCTATGATTAAACAACACAAGGAAAATATAGAACATTTTTCGACTGATTTGTAAACAGTACAAAAGCGGAGTAATTACGCCAGTAATGTACTATTTAAACCCTTACATTAAGTTGTGAGGGTTTTCTTTTGCAATAAACTGTTAAAAATATAACAATATGTAAATAATTATTGTATCTTTGTACTATCAGGACTCTTTCTGATTTTTTCATAATTCTATTTTTGGACTCCTTAGCTATTAGTTAGGGAGTCTTTTTTTTATGTTTGAGAGCTTATACACATATCTAACCAACCTAACTACAATAGACGAAAACGCTATTTGGTTTGAAGTGATTGACCGTGAAACACAGTTTGAAATCATTAGACTAAACACAGACGACCAATTGTATGATGATGGGGTTCGCTCTGACGGCTCTTTCTTGCCTGACTATAGCGAACGTTCAGTAAGAGAGTTCGGAAAGCGTGAAGGACATATAAACCTAAAAGATACTGGAGAGTTTTACCAATCGTTTAGAGTAAAGGTTGACAAGTGGGGAATGTTTATAGCTGCTGACGATGTAAAAGAAGATACAGTTTTAACGGAAAGATACGGTATTGATATTTTAGGACTTACCGAAGAAAATACCCAAGTACTGATAAACATGATTAAAGATAAATACATAAAGGAATTACATGAAAGACTATCTAACTAGCATTGATGAGTGTATGGTTTACAACTGGCGTAAATGTCAAGAGGGCGAACTGATTTACACACGTAAAGACTTAAACATAGGTCGCGAAGCTGATGACGCTTTGGCATGGGAACTGATACAAGATTCTTATTATGAAAAGTTTGGACTAGGTAAAGACTATTTAAGAGTTTTAGAATTACAAAAAGACATTGCCTTGCTTCAATGCGATTTAATTATAACAAATGACAACTTCATAAACAACAAAATTAAAAGGTATAAGCGAGAATTAGAAGAGATACTAAACAGACCGTATAAGAGCGATATGCAAGAGACTTTAATACATATTACTAAATGGTTAGGAAGTCCCGTTAGAGAGAAGGAAACAACAGTACTAGAGCTTTATTCAATGCTTAACGTAATGAAAAAAGAAGCCGATAAACAAAAGCAAACTAAATAATGGCAATTAAGAGAATTGAAAAGGATGATTTAATAGCTAAAAAGCCGTTAGACAATTTAACACAGGGAGCTAAAGAGGCAGAAGCCTCTATAAAGATGCTTGAAACTGCAATGAAAGCGGTTGTTGGACTTGCTGAACAGACTAAGAAGCAGATAAGTTTAATTAATCCTAAAGACGTTAAAGGTATAAAAGAATTAAATAAATTAAATTTAAGGGCAAATGACCTATCAAAAAGTAAGGTACAATTAAACAAACAATTAAACGCAGCTAGAGATGAGGAAGTAAAAGGTAAATTAAGACTTCAAAAAGCTAACGCGGAACAAAGAAAGGCTTTAAAAGACGAAATAGCTTTAGAGAACAAGCAGATAGGAACTCTTGAAAAGTTACAGGTAGAAAATAGACAGTTAAGAAGAGAAAGAGAAAAACTTAACTTAGAAACTGCCGAGGGAACAGCAAGACTTAGACAAATAAACGCACAACTAGACAAAAACAATCTAACTATTGACAAGTCTAGTGATAAGATGAAAAAACAGCGTTTAGGAATTGGACGCTATAAACAAGCAGTACAAGGTTTAAGAGGTGCTTTAGCTCAATTAGGCTTAGCTTTCGGTGTGTTTAACATACTTAGAGATAGTTTTAACATTGTAAAAGACTTTGAACAGTCGCAAGCAGATTTAGCATCTGTTTTAGGTATCAATGTTAATGAAATGAAAGCTTTAAGCGACCAAGCTAAAGAGCTAGGCTCGACTACTACATTCACAGCTTCACAGGTTGCTGAACTTCAAAAAGAATTTGCAAAGCTAGGTTTTACTGAAAGAGAAATACTTAACACTACAGAGGCTACTTTATTATTAGCAGAAGCTACAGGTACAGACCTTGCGAGAGCGGCAGAAGTAACAGGTTCTACGCTTAGAGGGTTTGGACTAGACGCAAGCGAAACGCAAAGGGTAGTTGATGTAATGGCTAAGTCCTTTAGTTCTTCTAGTTTAGATATGGAGAAGTTTGCTACTGCTATGGCTTCAGTCGCACCAGTAGCAAAGCAATCAGGATTTAGTATTGAACAAACTACTGCATTATTAGGAACTCTAACAGATAGGGGTATTGATGCAAGTACGGCAGGTACAGGACTTAGAAATATGTTCTTATTATCTGGTAAGGCTGGATTAACACTAGATGAAGCATTAGAGCAGATTAATAATAGTTCTGATAAAACAGGTGAGTCTTTAAAATTGTTCGGTCAAAGGGGTGCTACGTTAGGAGTTATCCTTGCAGAAAATGGACAAAGTGTTGAAAATTTAACAGATAAGCTTAATGATGCTGATAAGGCTGCTGAAAAAATGGCAGAAACTCAGCGTAGTACTTTAGGCGGTGCGTTAAAGCTGTTAACTTCTGCGTGGGAAGGTTTCATCTTGAAAATGAATGAAGCTGGCGGTGCTAGTGATAAGTTGCGTAGAGTAGTTGTATTCTTAGCGGATAACCTAGAAACTATACTTTCAACTATTGGTAAATTAACTAAGGCGTTTATCATTTACAAGGGTGTTATGTTCTCGCTTAAAATGGCTGACCGAGTTAAGGAGTTCGTCAACTTTGGAAAGGCTGTTAAATCAGGTGACAAAAACATAAAAGACGCTACAACAAACGTTAAGAAGTTTGGTAGAGCTATTACTGCTATTGGATGGACTGCGTTAATATCATTTGTAGTTAGTCTAGCAACTGCATTTTACGACGTAGCAAGCGGAGCGACTGAGGCGCGTATTGCAGCCGAAGCCTTAGATAGACAAGCACAAAAAACTAACGAGATTGTAGGTAAGGAAATATCTGAAAGACAAAGACAGCTAGAAACGTTTAAGGGAACTAGAGAAGAACGAGAAGCTTTAATTAAAACTCTAAAAGCCGAGAACGCACAACAACAGAAAAACCTTAAACAAAATATAGAGTCTAGGTTGGAATGGCAAAAATCAACAAAGGCTTATTTAGATGCTAATAGTTTCTTTTTAGATGCAGCTCAAACTGCAAGAGAGTCAGGTTTCGGCTCTACACTTTCAAAAGAACAAGAAGAGCTGCTTGCATTGTCAGACGCTTATGCAGAATCAAGAGCTAAAACACTTGCTTACAGGGATGGAATAAGCCTATTAAAGAGGGAGTTTAAAGATTCACCAGAATTAATAACAGAAACTTCAAATAGTGTTAATAATTTAACAAATAGTGTAAATAAAGCTACAAAAGCAACAGAGCGATTTAACAGCGCAACACTTGATAGAGGTAACGGAACAGAAACGGATGATGGTTTAGCTGATAGAATTGCAGAGATAGAAGCAGAAACTTTTGCTAAAGAAATGCAAATCGCAGATATTAAGGTTTTAAATGCTGAGCTAGAAGGTAATGAAGAGGCTATATTAAACGCTAAGATTGAACGCATACAAAAACGAGTTGAATTAGAAACTAAATACTTAAAAGAAGGAACTGCTGAACGTGTCAAATTAGAGAAAGAAGCAGAGTTAGAAATTAAAAACCTTAGAGAATCAGGAGTTAACGATTTAAAAGAAGTTGAAGAAAATAAACTAGGTATTCAAAAGGAGTTTATTGATTTAGCAACTGACTACTTTATAAAGAGAGCAGATGAACGCATTGCAAAGATTCAAGAAGAGATTGACGCAGCTACTAAGCAAAGTGATTATTATAAACAACTCGCAGCAGAGGGTAATATTTCAGCAAAAGAAAGTCTAGCAGAACAAAACCAAATAATCGCAGAAGCTAATGCAAAGAAAAAGCAAGAAGAAGAACGTAAGCAAAGAATATTATTAGTTAGTTCAGTATTACAGGCTTTTAATTCTAACTTAGAACAGGGTGACACTTCTGGAGAGGCGTTAACTAAAGCTATTACAAGTACAGCTCTAATAAGTCAATTTGTAAGTGCTTTACCTGCTTTCGAAGAGGGAACAGAAAACACTTCCTTACATGGTAAAGGTAAAAACATAGACGGTAGAGGCGGTTTTCATGCTGTACTTCACCAAAATGAGCGTGTATTAACGTCAGGACAGAACGATATGATAGGCGATTACTCTAATAACGAAGTAGCAAGTATTATGCAACAACATAGACTTGGAGAGTTAACAGATGGGGCGCAAGTTATGGTTGGTTTCGGTTCTGAATTGTTGGTTAACGAAATGTTGAATTTAAAGGATGAAATGTCAAGCGTTAGAAAAGCGATACAAGACAAGCCAGTGCCTAACATAGAAATGGGAGAGATTACGCAAAACTATATCACTATGACTAAACGAACAGTAAGCGGTAAGGGTGTAACAACAAGCAAATTTAAAGTAGACTAATGAGTATTATAGAAACAAATTACTACATAAACGGTCAAGCAATTAGACCTGTTAACGCTGATGAGATTGGCTTTAAGATGGACTTCACAAAAGGTTGGACTGAGGCAGAACTTACGGTTGATTCTATTATACTAGCTAACAAAGCAAAGTCTTTAGTGTTAGAACACGCTCAAACATACGGATTCCATGAGGGTTTACCCCTGACTATTCAAATAGGCGGTTTAAGTTTAGATTACTACATTGATTTAATTGACTCCCCAAAATTTAGCGGTGAGGGTGATAGCACAATCGAAGTAAACATTAAAAGACGTAACGCAATTAATTGGTTTAGACAACAGGCTAATGGACTAAGTTTCGAGGTTATAAACAAAAAGAATCCTATAACAACGTTTGAAACTCCGTACTTAATTATAAAGGACAATCAATTAGAATTACTTATAAGTTTAGCTATCTCTGCTTACACGTTAACACAAGCAGCAATTGAGGGCGTTAAAGCACTTGCGGAAGCGGTTGCAGACTTAGTAAGTGCGAGCACTCCAAATACAGGTGTTCCACCTTCGGTTGATACGGGTGATATTATCGCAGCAGCTTTAAAGGTTACGGCACAAACTATTTATGTGGCAGCGTTAATTCTAGCACTAATAGAAGTCACTAAACAAATCATTGAGTTAATATTCCCTCCTAAACGTTATTTAAAGGCTTCTAAGGTCAAAGAATTAATTTCTAAAGGTTGTGAGTCAATCGGTAACGGTTTTACATTTGTAAGCTCTATATTAGATGAGTTTAGCGGTGCTAGTATTTTACCTGTTCCTTTACAGAAAACAAACAAGTCTATATTTACTAATTTGTTTACGTTAGATAATGGAAGCTACAACAAAGGCTATCCAACTGCTAACGATTCAACACCAACTTTAGGTTCGTTAATGGACTTTTTAGAAGATTGGACGCAAGCAGAATTTAGAATCATAGGAGCAACTGTTTATTTAGAAGAAGATTCATTTTGGCAAAACCAACCAGCGGTAACTGTAACGAATACTTTAAACTTACAAGAATCGAGAGAAAATCAATGGACTTACAACACAGGCGAAAGTTGGAAACGATATTATACACACTACCAAACAGACCCGACAGATTCGCACACATTAGACCAAATAGAGTTTACAGATTGTGAGTATTCAACTGAACCTGTCAATACTGCTAATCCTGATTTAACTACGATTAGAGGTTTAGTAGATATAAACTTCCCTTTTGCCTTTGGTATTCGTAAAGAGAAACTAACAATAGTTGAAGATGCTTGTATTCCATTCGCTAAATTAGCTGATGATACTATCAATTTCTTTGGTGGTAATTCAAATCTAGTAAGCGAGATTAAAGGGCGTGTAGGTGTTACTCAAATAAGTCAACAGTATTTTACACAGACTAAACTACTTTATGCGGTAGGCGGTAAGCAGCCAGCAGGGTATAAAAATATAATAGGAGCAAATACGATATATCAACGTTTTCACGAGCAAAACCAAGTTAAAGAAAACTTTAAACGTATCTATAATGCAACGATAAAATTCAGTACTGAAAACTTCGAAAGTTTAATTTCTAACAATTATGTTCAAGATTTAACAGGAAATCCACTAAAAATTATTACCTTTGCATATATCAACGAGTCTAAGACCGCAGAAATCACTTACACTGAGGAATCAAATGAAGCGTTTAACGTTAAAACCGTACTAATCAATGCATAAAGATATAGACATTTCAGGAGCACTAAAAGAACTAGGTAGTGCTAACTCTTTGTTAAAATTTTTAGTTACGGATGATATTTTAGCACAGATGAATGACGAGCAAGTTGACCAAATTAAAGAAGCTTTAGACGTTTCAGACCCTGAGAAGCTAAAGAAGAAAGCAATGGAATTAACTAAACGATTTAAGTAAATGCCAGTATTAGTTAATAACGAAACATATAACGGTCTAGGCTCACTTTATGCAAATGCTGGTGATTGGATTGACTGTACATTCAACTTTAGCACTAGGTACTATGTAAACTCTACTACACAAGACATATACACATACACCTCTACAGGTACTCAACATTATATATCCTCTTCTATTACTAATTTTGGAGATAATGGGTTTTTAGCTGGCGACTCTGTTACTTTAGCTTATTACTCTATAGCTGGCGGTGTGTATCAGTCATATACAAGAAACATAACTTTTGTTAATGGTAATGTTTTATTTATAGACACTCCTTTACCAGGTGGTGCTTTAACTCAGCAATTCCCAGAAGACGGTGTAACTTATGGTTTAAGTATTCAGGCGATTAAAAATCCAGCAGCAATAGAGACATACATAAATCTAACGCCAAACGGCACGGTATCACCAAACTCTGTTTTAGATGGTTCTGTTAATCGTTTTGAAATACAGGACTTGTCAGGATTAACGATTGGTAATAGTATATCTCTGAATCAATTAGGCGACTTATCAGGTGGCTTAATTAAAGATGCTACGTTAACTTATGTTGCAAACGCTTCTGACGGTTGGCGTGATTGGTCTATATCTTACAAGATTTGGCAATGGGGCGTTTTACAGGATGGCTATTCAGAACCTAACTACTACCAAAACACTGACTGCTTAGCTCCATACGTAAACATGAGGGCTTATTCTCAATATGGAAACCCTAACGGAGTAATGGAAGCTAGTTCTTCTAATTTAGAAGCTAATACTGGTGGTTTTGATGAGAATTATAATGGAGGTATTAATAACTACACTTTTCAGTCGATTCAATGGCAGGATTCACTAGGTAATACGATAGACGCTTTAGATTATTCTGGAGAGTGTACATTTACAGCTACGATAACAGCACCTAACCAAGACACGGTAAATAGTATATACAATATTGGTGCAGTATTTAGACCTGTAGACGATAGCATCTACAGTGATTTAACAACTAATGCAGGGCAAAACTTAATAGTTAATGCGCCTGAAGTTGATTTTGTACACTCTTTAACACCTGATACAACGGTTTATTCAAGTTACCAGAATGTTGATGGAGCAGGTTTTGACTTTACAGATTTACAATTCACTAACAGCGCAGGAACTTTAACAGTTACTGGTAAGGTTATACCAAATACAGACTATACTGATTATTTTACTAATCTAGCGAACGGAGAGCGTAAGATTACTATTTGGGTAGGGTTGTCAAATTATAACTTCACAGGACAATTTTCTGATAGGGTAAATCTAAAGATATTTGATGCTGATAATTATGACGCACCTACTTTAGGGGTTCAGATTCCTGATGTTGTTAACGAATACTTATACGACCATGGAGGGATAGATATAACGGGAAATGCTTTACCTCAAACAACTACTGAAGATGATGTACTTTATAAAAGTGATTTTCTATTAGTGGAAGGTTTAGAGTATGAAGGTATAAGAACTAGAATCTACGCTTACAATACAGTTAACGAAGATGAGTTTACATTAGAAGATAATTTCTTTAGTTTTAGTAATGTTCCTTTTGTTAATAATCAGTACAATACTAATCAAACTGTAAACAGAAACTTTAACTTACCTACATCTACAGACCGCAATGTTTTAGAACTTGTACGTAAAGCCAATTTAGATGTAGCAGGGAAATATGGCTACCAATTAAGATACGGTTTCCTAAACGATTGGAGGTATTGGATGCCTGACAATAATATTAACAACGACTTTTACGACCCTACACAGCCAAACGACGGTAAAAATAAAAACTGGCAAGTATTTAGTGCTGCTACTGATTGGGAGTTAAGGATAGCTTACTATACCAGACTTAACGGTGTAGATGATTTTAACATATACCCTTTTGGTATTAGACCTTATGAAGATGATTTAAACGTCTCTACAGTAGAAACTTTTACAGTAACGTATAGCGGTCAGTTTGCAACTAGTTTACTTAATAATGAATTACACACTTATGAAGCTGTTTTAACATGGAATCAAAACTATGTAAATCCTTGGGCAGAGGTTACTATTGAAGATTACGAAAGCGGTAACAGGTGGGTTATAAGCTCAGTACTAGACCAAGGTAATATAAGCTCTAACCCTTTAAAACCTGTAGCAGGTCAAACTAAACTAGACTTGCAAATAGCTTCTAATGTAGCTACTTTAACGTGTTTAATTGATACTAATCAAGTAGATGTATCGAAGGTTTGTATATCAGCTAGAATATTTTCAGAAGAAGTGATAGACGGTAAGAGAATGACAGATAATACTATAAAAGAAATGACAGATGGAACAACTAAAATTGAAGCATAGATGGGACTACAAATAAATCAATATCCAAACACAACAGTATCGTTAGACCCTTTAGCGGTATTTGACGTTGATAATTGGACAGGTGCAGCTTTTCAAAGTGAGCAAGTACCCATGTCAGTAATGGAAGCAGCGTTTAGTAAAAATATTATAAATACAGACCTAACACAAACAGCTAACAGGGTTCAAGACTTTGCAGGCTTTCAACAGTATTGGAAAAATAACAATCAACTAGTAATAGAGAGTGCATCTACTCCAGTTTCAGGAGCTAACATTGAAGTTATAGGTTTCGGAACTACGTCTTCAGATGAAATGTTCGAAGTTAATAATAACTTAGGTAATAGGTGTATGACTGTTTACGGTGACCAATCTATCAACTTGGTTGGACAAACAAAAATAGACGGAAATACTGCTATTGGGGCATCTTCTGTTAATTCTGGAGTTAAGTTGTTAGTTCAGGGTACTAGCAATGCTACTGGTGTTTACTTATCGGGGACTCCAACTACTCAGGGAATGCTTGTAGGTGTAAGCTCTAATTATGGAATTTACGCTTCAAACTCAAAAGCAGGAGGTATAATTGTGAAAACAATAGACGTATCAACTACAGGTACAAATATAGGTAATCAATCAGAAATGAGAGGGGTTGGAACAGGTACTAACATCTGCTTTCAGGCAGACGCAAGAAACGGAGCAACCAACTACGCATTAGACATACTTAACGGAGACATTAGAGTCCCTTCTGGTGGGATAGGATTCTCAGGAACAGGAGCATACACAAATTTTACAATAGAGAAAGGTATAATTATATCAGCATCATAAACAAATAAATTATGTTAATAACAAACGTACAAAAGACGATTAACGTCGGAGGAAACAGAACAGAAGACAGAACACTAGCTTTTGAAGTTGGGTTAAAGAATGAAGGTTACGCAACAGTAAACGGTGAGCAGGTTTTAATGGCTCAATTCCCTGTAAAGATTTACAAGGAATTAACAGCACAAGAGGCGATTGAATTTACAGCAGCAGGAATTGAAACAATGACAAACCCTTTAGACGGGCGTGTATTTATGCAAATTGACCAACGTAACGCACAATACAAGAAATCTACTTTAGATGTAGTTGTAGGCGAAACTTTATATAAAGATTTCGATAATGTTAAGTATAACTTAATGAAGATGGAGATTGACAGAGTGACAAGCCTTTTTGACACTTGGGATTCAGTAGAGCAAATGAAAGTTGGAGATTACTACGGTTTAACAGCAGCAGAACTTGAAAACTACGTAGCGTAATGGATTACAGATACAAAAACTGTGTTGATGTAATTACTTTGCCTTCAGGTTTCGAAGAGGAAGATAGAGGCGTTAAGGGGTGCTGCACTCCGTGTGTGGTACTCGCTTCTGACACTGATAGTGAATCATGGAAAAATGATATTCTAGGTGTTCACGTTAAGTTGTCACAAGTTTCT